GGATGCTTTTATTTGGTCAAAAACATTTCTAATTGTAGAAATAATTTCATCAAGATTATTAAAAATTGCAACTGCAATAGATCCTAAAAGTACATTACCAAAAAACCTCATGAGGTTAAACTTATCTTGCGGAGCCTTTATATTAATCTTAGGAGTTTTAAATCTTTCTCTATTTTCTAACTTCTGTTCTTTTTCTTTACTCTCTTCAATCTTTACATCTTTTCTTTTTACTTTTTCATCTTCCTTAATCTTATTTTCTCTACTTTTTAAAGACTCAATTATACCTTGAAGTGTTTCTCCAACACGATCAAATATATCATCTAACTTTCCACTGCTTACACTTTTTTTAATGTCTGTTGCCGGAGGAAGTTCTTTGGTCTCCTGTTGAGGGATGAGAAGGTTTGTTGATATTGTTTTTCTTTTTATTGTTGGAGTCTTTACATCACCCCCATCATTATCTACCTTTTGAATTGCAGAACTTTCTTTTTTGTTTAATAGTTTATCTTTATCAATTTTTTTTCCTGACGGTAGTAGTGCCTTTACGGCAAATCCTGCAAGTGCTGGTAACATATTATCCTACCACATTGTAGATTGATTTAACGACCATTGTGGTCATATTATTAGGATCTTCGGAAGAAAATCTTGGAACTGGAGTTTGTAAAGGTGCCGAATTACTTTGAGTAGTTTGTTGATTACCACCAGAAAGTATAGGTAATGGAACAATATTACCTCTACCAGTTGGTGAAGGTATTGATGGAGTCGCCACAGATGTTTGTGCTATTTGCGCTGATGTAGATTCTGCAACCTGAGTTTGTTTAGTTGGATTTCCTAAAAATGCAATAGGATCTAGAGTTCCAGAAAATCCAAAAGTTGTAGACTTTCCTTTTCGTATTTCATAATGAAAAACTCCAGTGGTATTTGTACCTTTAGCAACTGGAGTTCCAGCAGAAACTTTTTGTCCTTTTTTAACTAGAATTGTATCACCTTCAGCAATTCTTTCAGTAACTCCAAGTTGAGGATTATAAATGTCAACGTAGTTATAATAACCACTGGGATCATAATCAACATTAGTGACTTCACCACCTATTCTACTATAAAAAGTGTCATTAGGTCCTGCATCAAAATCAACACCTGCATGTTTTCGACCACCACCTCTTGGAGCACCATAGTGCTGTTTTCCTGGAAGAGTATTTGTTCTGGGTAGTGGTGGCAATCCTTTCTGAGAGGGAACTCCTGGTGTTTGTGGACTTATTGACTGACTTGGATATAATCTTTTACTCAATGAAGTTTGGGGAAGACCAGACTCACCTTTTTCTTCATACTGTTTCTGCAACTCAGAAAGAGATTTTCCACCTATCTTTAATTGACTTTCAATTTGTCTAAGTTTGCTGTCAGATTGTGAAAGTTCTTTTTCTTTTTTCTGTATTTGCGGTTTGTATCTCCACTCTTGTTGAGGCATAGCTTTCATATCACGTTTCAATTCATAAAGTTCATTATTAATTCTCTGCCTATTTTTGAGTTCGTCATCATATAAACGAAGAAAATCTGCAGTTGTTTTTTCACTTTGTGTCATTTTTTCAGCTTCTTTGGGAGCAATACGACCATATTGGTCTCTAAGTTTTGTTATAAACTTTCCCTTAGCAGCATTACCTTCACCATAATCTTTTTTATAACCTTGCTCTATAACTTTATTCATACCTTCGGTAAGTGGAGGCAAGACAAACTTATAAAGACCTTGACGAGTTAAGTAAGTTGTTAAAGCAAGTAAACCGACAGGACTAGCTAAAAACTTTAAAGCGCCTGATAGAACAGCTATTCCACCAAGGACAGTTCCAGTCAATCCCAATAAACTTGTGGCAACTGGTAAGGCAGCAATCGCAAGCAACCCACCCAAAATTAATGGAGCACCTTTTTGTAAGAAATCACTAAATCCCTGAATTGTTTGCTGATTTCCCGGATCTTTAAACCATTTGAATGCAGAAAGAACTACAGAACCAAGAAGAACATTAGTAAAAAATCTTTTAATAGCTCCAAAGAAATCATCAACGGGTTTGGATATCATCCCAGGCAATTTAAAAGATGCTTTCTTTTTCTCTAATTTTGTTTCTTTTTCTTTTTTCTTTTTCTTCTCAGTTTCCTTTCTATCTTTTTCTAGAGTTTTTTCTTCTACTTTATTTTGATTACCAAGGATTGTCCTAATAGTAATCAAAGATTCTAATATATTTCCAATACCACTCAATAAATCATCCTGTAAATTTTCAACATCAACTTTTGGTTTTACCTTTTGCTCCTCCACTACATCAGAACCTTGTGGTATAAGTTTTTGTGCTTTTACAATTGCACCTGATGGTGTAGGTTGTTTACGATTTAATACCTTATTAATATCAACCTTCTTTGGTTTAACTTTAAATCTTCCAGTTTTTCCCTTTACTCTCTTAAGTTCATCAGTAATTAGTCCAATACTCTCAGTAGTCATTTGAGAGTTTGGCATTCTGCCTACAATCGCAGCCTCTTTTAATAAAGAAGCATACTCCTCATAGGTTAAGTCAAAGACATCTTCCAATCCTAAAATTGAAAGAATCTGAGAATCTATATCTTCCTCTACTAAATCTTCTGGTTTCTTAGGAACAACAGCAAGTGCAGAGGATGATTGTGGTTTATCATCCTCTCTAATACTTTTTAGAAGGTCATCTAATCCAGGAAGGTTATCTGCCATTACTTTGCTGTTGTTTTAATTTCTCTTCTTCAAGATGATTTTGAAGTAAAGAAACATAGATGTCTCTTTCCCAAGGAATCAAATTCTCTATCTCGGTTAATGAATATTTATGGAACTGCATTAAGGCAAAATTAATCTTATAGTAATTCTCAAGGTCCATATGGACCATGCCTATGCGAAAAAACTTGACAGTCCCTCCAATACGACATCACTTTCCACTTCAGTTTTAGGATTCTTTACAGTTATTTTATGAGAAAGTTTTGGCATAGTCGTAAAGAACTTTTCAACTTCTTTGAATTGAACACTATTCATCTGCTCAAGGAAGTCAACAAGTTCTTTTTTAGTAACGTCAGATGCCGACCAAACCTCTTCCTCATTGTAAATTTTATCTACACAAGAAGCAATCAATTCAAATGATTGATCTATATTCACATCTCTACCAAAATCAAAATTATTCTTAATAAACTGATCCAATGATGGATATTTAAGTTCCATCATTAATGAGTCATCCAACTTAACCTTATTACTATGATCTTTGCTCTTGATGACTTTAATTTCATCAATTGCAATAGTAATTGGTATCGAAGTTTCACCATCATCTGGTGCAATAATATTAACTTCAACTTCTTCTCCAACAGACTTGCCACGAATATTCAGAAACAAATATTCAATATCGAATGTAGGAAGAGATTCTACTTTGATTCCTTTAGTCAAAATACAATTTTTTAGAACTGCTTTAATTGCATTAGAAATCTCTTTCACATCTTCAGATTCCAATGCAAGAACCAAAAGTTTTTCTTCTTTAACTAGAAAGGGTCTATAACTTATCTTTTTTCCATTTGAAGGCAACTCAAGTTCATAAGTTGGCGTTGCAATTGTTGGTAAAGGCATGATGTCCTATAGAAGTTCAGTAATGATATTTATCAGGCAATTGTAGTAGGTCCAGGTGCTCCTGCTGGTGGGCGACCCAATTGATCTCTTACACCAAATTGATCCAGTGCTGGGTTTCCAATATTCAAGAAATCATTAGGTCCAATATTACTTTGATATCCATAAAGATCAGGTCTAAAGAATGTATTGGCAGTATTATATTGAACAGCTTCTGGCGCCCTTGGATCTGCTACTTTTGCAGGAAGTGTCATGAATCTTCTTTCTCTCACATATCTAATGTAAGAAAATGAAACACTACACTTTAAAAGATCACTTTGATCATATGAAACTGGCATTGATGTAATACTAATTGGAAATGCTCCAATAAAAGTATAGTATAAAGAGTTGCTTTGGATCGGGTCTTCCTTCTCAAATTTAACAAGATAGATATCACTCTTATAACTTTTTGGATAGTTCATCCTATAGTGTGCGGTATCTCTTTTATATTCAGATCTACCAAAAGTTGTTCCTTCACCAGTAATATAATTCATCCAACCTTCAAAAAATTCTATAACTTTATAATTCCTGTCAACATAAAATGTTAAGTCAATAGTATCATCATACAGTCTACGGTAAGCCATCTTTTCACTTACACCATGATAATCATTTGAAACATCATGAGTTGCTAGAGTTGATCCTGGAAGTGCAGTTTCGGCGCATAAAAGTTCTACATTTGCACCATCAATTCCATAGTAATTAAAACCCCTACCCTCTGTTTGTAAGAAAGAAACTACATTAGAAGGTGGTTGGAGTTTTACATGATAAACTGATGTTTGAGCAATGTTTAATACTCTATTTTTATATTCACTTACGGTATAATGTCTTGGAGTTCCTGCTCCTCCTTGAATTGCCATCTATAAATATTTCTACCGATATATTATGTATAATGGCAGAAAGCATTAAGAGTCGTTATAAACCTGAGTATCCAAAGAAGTATAAAGGTGATCCTAATAATATTATTTGTCGTAGTAGTTGGGAAAGAAAATTTGCTCGGTGGTGTGATTTGAATGAAAGTGTTTTGGAATGGGGATCTGAAGAGTTTTTTATACCATACTTTGATCCCACCACCAGCAGAGTCAGAAGATACTTTCCAGATTTTATTATTAAAGTTCGTGAGCAGTCTGGTGAAATTAAAAAGTATGTGATAGAAATCAAACCAAAAAGACAAACAATGCCTCCTGTTCAAACAAGTAAAAAAAGAACTAGAACATTCATCAATGAGGTAAAAACTTATGCAGTGAATGAAGCAAAGTGGAAGGCTGCTCGTGAGTTTTGTGCCGATAGAATGCTTGAGTTCCGAATCATCACAGAAAACGAACTAGGTATTGGGTAATGGCAAAAGGTTTTGGGGAAGAAATACAAAAAAAATCTTTGAGAGTTTCTCAACTCAAAAAAAGAATTGATGGATCTGAAGATGCAGACACCATTATGATGAATATATTAGAAGTATTCCGTGAGTCAGAATTTATACCTGATGTTGGAAACTACTATACATTCATATACATACCAAAAACTCCAGAGATTAGATATGACGAATATCCGTTAGTTGCAGTAACTGAAGTTCAGAAGTGGGGATTTAAAGGTTTTAATTATCATTGGAGAATGATGAGAAACTATACTTGGGAAGAGGTTGCAGGCAAACTTCATATAGTCAGGCAAAGTGAGATTGATTATCTTCGTTCTCTACCTTATGGCAAAATAAGGACTAAATAACTAAAAAGTGTCTAATGGCAAATAGTCTAAGTCAGCCAATAACAATTGGGGGAAGAAGACCAGAATTATTTTACGGGGACCCTCAACTTGTCCCCACGGTAAAAGATTCTGGAACTGAAATTGGCGCTTGGAATCCTGATATTAGAAAATGGCAGGGATATTTAAATACCAATTTAACCGATGGAGAATCGGCAACACAATTTGTATACGAAAATAATCAAAATCTAACCAACTTAACTTCCCAAGCAATCAATAATTTAAACATTGACACTAGATTAGCTTATAAGAATAATGGAACATTTGATTATAGAATTAATACAAATATTTTTCCAGCAGCAGGAGCAATTCAAGATGGTCAGGGTGATGCAGCAATAACTGCTGTTACAAGTGGTCCGCAAAATCAAACATCACCCAACCCACAAAAAACTACATTAAGATATCCATTATACGAAAGTCAAAATTATGATTTCTTCCAAGTAACATGCTTTAAATACGAGAAACAAAATCTTTCTGGAAACGCACTTACTTTAGAAGAAGCAGATAAAAGAATAAAAACTTCTTTAGGAAAAGTATTTCTTCCAATGCAACCAGGAATTAGTGAAGGAAATTCCGTTGGATGGGGAAATGATAGCATGAATGCTATTCAGATTGTTGGAGCAAGAATGGCAGCTGCAGGAATGCCATCCCTTAGCAATCTTGATGTAAAGGCAGCAGCAGAAGCAATGTATGCGCAACTCCAAAGTGGTTTGGGTGCTGCAGCAAGTGACATTACTGTTAATGATATTATCAATTATTTTGCTGGGCAAGCAGTTGGTGCAAATATCTTTACCAGAACTACGGGTCAAGTCATAAATCCAAATTTAGAACTATTGTTCTCAGGACCAAACCTAAGAACCTTTAACTATAACTATACATTTACTCCAAGAGATGATGACGAAGCAAGAGAAATAAAACAAATCATCAAATTCTTTAAGAAGAATATGGCTCCAAGAAAATCTGCTCAAGGATTATTCTTAGAGACTCCTAATGTTTTTCAATTAAAATACATCTATGCAAATGGTGATCAACATCCATTCTTAAATAAAATAAAACTTTGTGCATTAACTGGATTCTCAGTTGACTATACTCCAGATGGATCTTACATGACATATCAAGATGGATCCATGACTTCTTATAGTGTAAACATGCAATTCAATGAATTGAACCCAATTTATGCTGATGATTATGACGAAGATACAAACGACATGGGTTACTAAAAATGGCAAGACCTTATTTCAGACAAGTTCCTAATTTTGATTATGTCAGTAGAACTGCTGATAATAAAGCAATCTCTGATTATATCCCTGTAAAGAATCTATTTAAAAAAGGAAAACTTCGTTCAGATATTTTTGGAGACTTAAATTACTTTACCAAATATCAAATTATTGGCGATGAGAGACCAGACAATGTTGCTTATAAATTTTATGACGATGAAACTTTAGATTGGGTTGTTCTTTTATCAAATAATATTCTCAACATTCAAACTGAGTGGCCATTACCACAAACTTCATTTGATGCTGTAATGCTTGAAAAGTATGGTTCTTATACAAACTTAAACGCAACTCACCACTATGAAACTGTAGAAGTTAAAAATGTTGCGGGAGTGATTATAGTTCCTCAAGGTCTTCAAGTTCCACAAAACTTTAGTGTTACTTATTATGATGCATCTTTAGGACAAGAGGTAACTAAAAGTGGTATCACCAGAGAAGTGACTAATCTTCAATATGAAGAAAAGATCGAAGATGAAAAAAGAAATATATTCATCCTTAAACCATTATATTTAAATATCATATTCAATGATCTTGATGATATTATGCCATACAAAAAAGGTAGCACTCAATATGTGAATGCTACCTTAAAGAGAGGAGATAATATCAGATTGTTCGAATAATCAATCTTCAGCAAGACGTTGGAAATAACTCAGGGCATCGTCTTCATCTTCATCAGGAGTTTCGATCTTAGGAAGTGAAGGTGACTTACTACGAGCAAATGATTGTTCCAGTTCTGCAATTACACTCTCTTCCTTAGAAGGAGTTTGAACATAAGATTCATACTCATCCTCTTGCTCTTGAACAGCAGCACGAGCAGATTTCTGTCCCAGAACATACTTCAGACGCTTTTCAAGATCCTCATAGGATTTGAACTGATCAGGAGCAACAATTGCAGACAGAGAATACTCTTTCTTCCAAAGTGCTTCAAGTGCGTCATCATCATCAAACAGTGCAGACTGTGAATCAAACTCCGACTTATCGTAGTTCCAATAACCTTCAACCTTACGAATCTTCAGACGGAAGTTTGCACCACTCCAGAAATCAAAAGGATTAATTGGTTCTTCATCTTCAAACTCAGGTTGCATAGCATTCAGGATCTTATCAAAGATCTTTTTACCGAACTTGAACAGGAAGACTTTACCCTCATTCTCAGGATGGGCGGGATCTTTTACAACGTAGATATTTGCATAGTAAGACAGTTTGCGCTTCTGTTTGCGAACAGTTTCTTTATCCTTTTCACTACCACTGTTCCAGAGTTCACGGTTGTACTCAGAAACAGGATCTTTCTGACCAAGTGTGGTCAGAGAATTTTCAATATACCAACCACCAGGACCTTGGAAGGCATGTGCATACATCTTTACCCAAGGGAGTTCTTCACCTTCGGGTGCTGGAAGGAAACGAATAATGGCAGAACCAACACCAGTTTTATCCATTTCTGGTTTCCAGAAACGTTCATCAGCACCACCAGAACCAGTGCTCATTTTCTCTACTTCCTTCACCAGTTTCTCAGTCAGAGAACCCAGTTTGGATTGCTTTTTCAGATTTTCAAAAGACATTTGTATACCTCGTATTTTTTGGATTTGGCCTTTGTGTACTCCATCAGTCTACAGGTCTGAACCCGTATTGTCAATGCGTTCCTTCATAGTCTCTAGCAGCTTAGTCATGTTGTTAAAAATAACACTCATGTCAACATCTGCAGGCAGTCCCATCATTTGAGCAGACTCTCTTATTCTTTCTTTCATCTTAATTGCTTCAGGATCATCAGAAAGTTTTAAACGAGTATAAAGAATTTTCTGTTTATTCAACAGTTTTTCCAAAAGAGCAACATGAAATAATTTTTCTTCTTTATTCATTCGAGGAAACTCAAATACATTTCTGTAAATGTCTTCTTGAAGATCGGATATTTCGGCTATTTCAGCACGGACAAGTTCAGAATTAAAAAAACTCATGCTCCTCCAATGATCTGCTTAAGTATTTTTTTGTAATGGAATACATCTATATGTAGGAAAGGGGAATATTTTTTTATTTTTAAACTGACGGTTTCCCACACAGGATCTTTTAGTTTTTTGTCAAAATTCTTTCCGAATAGAAAGATTTTATCATATATCACAAGAGTTTCCAGACTAATTTTTCCCACTAAGAAACTCTTTAGAAGAAGTGGATGACCTTTAGTGCAGTCAAAAACTTCTTCAAATTTATTTTCAAACAGTTGCTGAGACTCTTCCTTAAAGATGTATGAAAGTGATTGAACTTTTTTCTGCCAACTCTTATATCTTATTTCTCCTTCTTTAATCATCTCTCCAATCCAAAGTGTTTGTGGATCAGAGCATGATGTAAAGTTAGCAACAAAAAAATCTATTACTTCTTTATCTTCCTTTTGTCTTGAGAGTTTCTCGAACCAATATCTATCTTTTCTTTTATAAAAAGATTGAAGAGATGCACGACTTTTACCTTGATATTTGTGATAGTCATAAGAATCTTTCGTGAAGTGATTCTTCAAAGCAAGGTAAGTTTTATAAGTATCAAAAGGCACCATTCAAAAAAGTAATATAAGGATTTTTACCGGGAAAATTTTTCCACTCAAAATGGATTAAAAGATCAATTTTGCTCTAGAGGTCTTCTTAAGGAAGTTTAACTCCATTGCTTCATACTTAATCTTTTCCTTCAGTGGTTTAGAAATAAGTTTCGGAACTGATTCAACATCAATACTATTCTTCTCACAGAAATGAATAATAGCGTCAATATAATTCATGTCCTCATTATGTTGCACAAGATTTTCAATCTCCTGGGCAAACCTAGAAGGACAAAAGAATTTACTTTCGAGTACCTTTTCTAATTCATTTTCCATAATTCCTAGAACTGTTACTTGCAAATTCTTTTCTCCAAAGTATCATAGTATGATAAGTGATTTTTATTTAAAAGTCAAGAAGTTAGTTCTAATTTATCATTCACAAACTTCTTGATGTATTGTGTCAGCATTCTAATGTATTTTGCTTTATCTCTTTCTTCATATACTTCCAACTCTCCGTTCTCACAAGTCATAATAATCACGAACTTCTTTACAGAAAGTCCAGTGAGTTCATGAAGCATACATGCATATGCACAACACTGGACAAAGTAACCATCAATCCACTCCCGTGGTTTGGGTTGTTTAGAAGTTTTAAAATCAATGATTGAAAGTTCCCCATCAAACTCGGCAATACAGTCTACAGTACCAGCAACACCTAAGTATTGACTGTAAAGAGAACCTTCAAGAGCATGAATATTATTTATACGTTTAAGAGCAGGGACTGCGACTTGAAAGAGATGTTCTGAAATAGGAAGAACATCAGAGTTACAGTCCATGTTTTTTAAATACTGCTCAATTAGAGTGTGAGTATCTGTACCACGACTAGTTGCTCTCTTAGTAATTCTGTTTGCTTCTTCTTCACCAACCTTTTTACGCCACTTTGCAAACTTTTCTTTACTATAGTGACTGATAACTGATGTAATAGAAACAAACTTTTGAAGTTCTTCTTTGTCTGGGACTTTATAATAACGAACTCCATCAATCATCTCCCTCTCAAGAGAAGGGAGATCCAATTCAACATGATTAAACATCAGAGATTCAATTCCATCTTAGCAACAAGATACTCCTTACAGAGACCAGAACGAACAATATCTTCAACACCAAACTCAATCATTGACATAGAAGGCATCACTCTCAGAATTCTTATGAAATCAACAATACCATTACGTTCATTTGTTTTAACAAGATCTGATTGAGTTGCGTCACCGCAGAACATGATCTTAGAGTTCTCACCAACACGAGTGATGATACTATCAAGTTCATGGAAGTTCAAGTTTTGGAATTCATCAACGATGATGATTGCATTATCCAGAGTAGTTCCCCGAATAAAAGAAGTGCTCCAAAAACTAATTGTACCTTGAGTTTTAAGATTGCCATAAAGCATTTCGAATGCGGAGTCATCAGGCATTTCGAACATGTATTTTACCATGTTCTTATATGGAATCTGATAAAGAGAGGATTTATCCTCATGATCACCTGGAAGAAAACCAATCTCCCTAGTTGCCACAAGGGAACGTACAAGATAAATTTTTTCGTAAGGAGTTTTTTCATCAAGAACATCACGAAGGGCATTATAAAGAGTAATAAATGTCTTACCAGTACCTGCTGCTCCGTATGCAACTATATTCTGCTCAAGTTTATATTGTTTAAAGAGTGCCTCTTGATTATCAGTCAAAGGCTCAATCGTCTTCATTATATCAAGATTGATTGGCTTCTTTCTTTTCATTTGCCTGTTGCTCATTCCAAATGGGACTGGATTTTGTACTCTCTTTCTTGCCATATATTTAAATCAAAAAGGTTTTACTCGTGAACCAGGTGCTTTTGCTGCTTTCTTAAGGACATCATTCCAACCAGGATTTTTGGAAATTAGTTTATTTTGCCAATCACCAACTTCTCCAGGGGATGCACATCCCTCTGACCAGTCTCGTTGCCATTCGGGATTATCTTTATACCATTGAGTGATTTCATGAACACTCATCTCAATGACTTTTTTCTCACCAGTTTCTTTATGAATGATTGGATAGATTGCCAAGATTAATTCTCCATTGTGTATGATGATATTTATTCAATAGTGATAGATGGAGCATCAGAACATTCAGAACAACCTTCACGAGTCCAACCAAGTGCTTCAGATACTGCGGGGAACTGGCAAGTGAAGATGCAACGTACCAGTTCTGCAATCTCCATGTGTTCCTTCTGTGTGCCGTGTGCAGACCGCAGATCAATGTAATGGATCCACGACCTTACAGAACCGGTCATATAGAGTCTTGTGGGGGTCGCCAGTGGCAGTACAAACCTTGCACACTCCTTTGCCACCCCTTTCTCCAAAAGACGATTGTATAGTCGTAGAGAGTGTTCAAAATGAACTCGAATATCTTCTGTAAGAGTCAGTTTCAAATAGTCAGGAATATCGTCAATGGAGTTCTGACGATTCTTATCATCTTGACGACGCAGTTCGGGAAGAGGAATAGTTTTATTCAGAAGGTTTGTATCTGCATATCGTTGCGAAAATTCTTGATATGTGAATGATCTATGACGCAAAATTTGTGCTGCGATGCCGCGGGTAGTATTGATTTCTACAGTCATACTTGCCTGCTCAAAAATACTCCAGTGTTGATGCTGGATACAATACTTAAGAAGTCCAGAGAACTTTTCGTTCTCTTGATTTGCAGGATTACTTACACGAGCACAGTATGCCATGTGTTTCTCAGCATCTGGCGTAACACTAATGAGTTTTACTTCTGGTTTCATAAACTCAAACTCTTCAATCTGGGTAACCATCATCGTCCTCAAAAATTTCATCGTAGTCAGTAATATGAGAAACTATTTCCTCATAGTTTAGATAAGAATCTGTATCAGAATACACTTCAGATTTTAAACATTCAACAAGTGACTCCAGATTTCTTATAATTAATTTAAGTTTTTCTTTGTCCATTTAATTGAACCTTCACCTGGGTAATTATAAACAAAAAAAAGAGGGGAGTCAAGTCCCCTCTCAAAATTATTTTGCTCTAATCAATTGAGCAATAGATGCCTTATGTTGACGATCTAGTTTTTGCTTTTTCTCTTTGATGAGTTGAAGCACGTTAAGTTTTTTCATCACTTATGCCCCTCCTTTACAAACTTAACACCACGATATGTTTCGTCGTATTGTTGGGGTTGTTGCATCATTTGCTGTTGATACTCAAGACGCTTCTGAGTATCATATTCGACGCCACGATATACTACTTTAGACATTAGGATTTCCTCCAGAATGAGATTTTTAGGTCCCGTTCCTTCGGGCGGTTTGCGTCCCACTGGGATGAACGTTCCGTTCCGCCGTCCTACTTGCGTCCAGTTACCTGGATGAACGTAAGGTCAGTATAGACCCATCAATATAGTTATGCAAGTAAGATTGTAAAATATGATACCAATTTTATTATTTCTTAATCTTGATTCTTTCTATTATACTGATGCCACTTACACCATCCGTCAGGAGATATCTTGCCACTTACAGCAGTACAAGCATTAGGTGGTCTCCACATATTACAATTAGAGCACTTTTCATTTCCTTTTGGTTTGTCAATATACCCTGCAGTTTTTTTAGAAGATTTTTCTTCTTCGAATAAAAACTCTTGAAAAGATTTCATCAATCCCTTTGCCTCCAATCATCTGGTTTATCTCCAGTGAAAAAATCAATAATATCATCAGCACCATTAAATCCTGTTCGATGATTCGAGGGGTCAGGATCTCCCAGATCTAAAGCATTCATGAATCCATCAAGACTATCTTCAGACATTTCTGGATTTGCTGCACGGCGCCTTGCTTGCCTAAGAATAGTTGCAGCAGAACGATTTGACTTTGCAAGTTTTTCTGCCCAAATCATATCACTCAACTCTACTGATTCACCTTTTACAATACGTTCACAAATTGCTTCAAGACGCAAACGATACTGAGTAGAGAGCATATATTTCTCCAGATATAGTGTATTTAGTTATCGCTCAATATAACTCAATGTATGAGTTTGGGCATAAAGTTGTTGAATGATAATATCACATCCAATCTTTGGATTGCAATCACCGCAAGTGTAAACATCTACTGCTGCCTTTCCTTCCTCTGGCCAAGTATGAATACTAATATGACTTTCGGAAAGTAAACAAATCACAGTGACTCCTTGCGGATCAAACTTTTTTGAAATAGTTTGAATCACTGTGGCACCACTTGCTACAGCAGCATTTTCTAATAAGTCAATAAGAGAACGTTCGTCGTCCAAAAGAACAAACGAACATCCATAAAGATTTAAAAGATAATGTTTACCCATTCTCCACTTCCTTTAACAAATCACTTACAAGTTTTTCAGTTCCATCTAAATTTTTTACAGTAAAAAGTGGAGACCTCATATATTTCTTAATCTTCTTATATTTTTTAAGAAGTTTACTTACTTCATTAGTATTGATTGCAACTTCAATCTTTTCTTCACTAAAACCTTCACTCATCTTCTTTTCTTTTTCTCAGGTTGTTTATACCCCCAAAGTTTGGGATTTACTCTTCCATATCCAAAATCAATCTTACAAACTGATCCTGGACCATACTTATCATAATAAAAATCAAACAGATCAACTCTTTTTCTGCAACGAGTAACGTCCATAAAAGTTTCACCATCAATATTATACCAAATGATATAAGCATCGTTTGGCAAAGATGAATCTTTTGCCTGAATCATTGTTGCTCTTTCAAAGAGAATCTCACATCCATATTCATGAGGCAGAAAAATATTCGATTGTTCTCTGTTTTCTGCCATTTTTTTCTCCAATAATGTTCTCACGAACGATTGCCCCATACAATATCTGGATATGCTTTACTTACAACTTCCTTAGTAATTTTATACTTTTCAGTCAACTTTTTATCTTTGACTAAACAAAGAATTTCTGCCTCACTAGGATGCAATCCTTCAAGAATTTGAATAAACATGGTTTCCCTTCTCATTCTTGGTAAAGTGTCATTGCCACCCTTTACAAAGTTATAGAGATATCTATGTTCCCTTCTAAGAGAACTATGATCTGTTCCCAGTGGTTTGTCGTTGGGTTTGTATGGAACTTCTCCGTTAGGAAGAAGTGAAATTACTGATTCATCAAAGTTCCAAATAAGTAAAGCTTTGAGTGCATCCGTTTCATATTCTTTAAGAATTTCAATCTTTTTTTCAACAGTCCTTTGTTGATTTACGAGATCAAGAATCTCATTCATGAAAGGATTGGGTGGCAATTTGACAACTTTTTGAGGTTCTTTACTCGTCGTCGTCGTCTTCTTCGTAGTCGTAGTCGTAGTCATTTTCAAATCTCACTGCTAAAATTTCGTCTGGAATTACATTTCCGTTTTCATCAAACATTTCGGGGTGGGTATAAGCAACTAGATTTTTTTCAAACAAGTATTGCTTTGCTGTCCATCCTATTACACCACCAATGAAAAAGAACATAATTGATATTAATGTTCCTAAGGTGAGAGTTACTGCTAACATTTTACTTCTCCCGAGAATTTATTTTCATAATATCCAAAGAGAACTCTAGATTGAAATGTATTTCCCGTTTAAAGAGGGAAATCATTTTACCAAACCTAAGTTCAAAAGTCTTTGGTTTTTGAGATTTCCTTCTCCTTTTTCTTAACAATAACTCAAACCCACGATTAATGTGAGTGTCATTTTTATTTAGATCCTTTTCTTTTCCTTCCTGGTTTCTTGTCATGGTTATATTTCCACGCATCTTCTAAGATGCCATACAGATAGTTTCTTATTTTTCTTGCCTCTGGTTTAGGAATATGCCCATAAGCTTCACGAAGTTGTTTGTGCATTTCATCAGAACCACCCTCAAGATAATCATCAAGATCCATTACAACATTATTAATGTTTGCTGCAGTTGAACTTTCAATAAACTGTTCTACCTCAAATTTCCTAGCACCTTTAACTTTAAGGTACTCGTAAAATTTTAGAACAAATTTTCCTTGAAAAGCATAATCAATTGCTTTTTCAACATCATTGTAAACTTCGTGAAAATTAGTTTCCATTAAACTAGATTTTGCTCCTTAAGGTATTGAACTGTATCGGTGCATCCACCAATATGTTTATCATTAACAATTACTTGAGGAAATGTAGATCCAACTCCGAATTCTGAATAGAATTCTTCTTTAGTAAAATCAGTATTCAATTTGTAAATTACATGCTGTAAGTTTGCCAACTCTAGCACTTGCTGAACTTTTGTGCAATATGGACAACCATCTTTTGAATAAACTGTAAACTTCATAGTATTTGTTAAGTTTTGAAAATTATTTAGTGTGTATAATTGAGGCCAAGTATCTCTAACAATCTCAGCAAGTTTATATGGAGTATCAGAACTAATCATTAAAAAAGGAGGGTTTCCCCTCCCAGTATATCACAGAGCATTACCTCTGGGCAAGACCTCTTCAAGTTTTTCAACAAGAAGTTTTAATTCTGCTAAGGTGGCATCTGCCTTCAACCAGTTTGCTCTCGCAGATATAACTTGAACATTACCTCTAACATATCCAATAGAAGGATCTGGATCAATCCTATCTAAACTTGGATTGTTTGGAGATCTTTTATCACCAGTTTCTAACGAGATAGGAATGCCAAGTAGAGGACAAACATCTGGAATAGTTATATCCTCCATCTCAATATCAAAGGGAATACCTTTCTTCTTGGCTCTGTGTTTAGCATTGTGATACATCTTGTATTGTGGTATATCAATGCGAAGGTCGCCACCAATCATACGACTTTGGCGACCAGGCGTTTTACTTGGAATTCCTCTGGGCATCTTATACTTTTATGGGGGTCAAAAGTATTTATAAAATATAACATTTTGACCCATAAAAAGTTATAGGGCATTACCACGAGGCATAATTTCCTCTGGAAACTGGAAATTCTCGTGAGGCTGGTCTACTGTTGCCATCCATGCTCTCAATCCTTCATTCAAAAGCTGATTTTTCGTGTAAAAGGTTTCAAATTCAGGATCCTCTGCTGCTCTAATTTCTTGCGATACGAAATCATACGCTCGTAGATTGAGAGC